AATAATAACGATGCAAAGATACATAGAAAATCAATAATACAAAGCTTTTGGGAAAGTTTTTTTTCATGTGAACAAAATTTTTATTTGTCACTTTTGCGCCAAAGAGTTACTTTTGCGTGAAATTGTTTCAACATAGTTTCAACATACATACACGATTATGGCAACATTCAAATATGAAATATTTAAAGATAGGAAAAGAATAGATGGCACTTACAACGTTAAGATAAGAGTCACACACAATAGGAAGCTTAAAAGGATTCCCACTTCCATATATGTTACGAAAGAAGATATAACCAAGGGTTTTAAAATCAAAAATCAGTCCATCTTAGATGAATTAAATAACATCATATCCATATATCGGAGCAAGTGCAACCTGTTGTCATTGCTCATAAACGATATGGATATAACAGAACTTGTGGAGCATATAACCAAAACTGATGAATCATCTCTAAAAATAGACTTCATTTCCTACGCCCGCAAATGGATAGATGAGAACAGAGAGAAGCATGGAATCAATGTGTATTCCTGCATGGTAAACTCTTTAACAAAATTCCTGGGACGGGAGAAATTGGATTTTAAGGAGATAAATTACAAATTCTTGAAATCGTATGAAGAACATCTCGGTCAAAGACGTGCACTCTCTTTATATATGGGAGCAATCAGGCATTTGCATAACGAAGCTAAAAAAGAATATAATGATGAAGAAGCAGGGGACATAAAGATACCATGGTCTCCATTTACCAAGTATTCTATACCTAATATAATATGTACCCGCGAAAGAGCTTTGGACGCAGATACTATCAGAGCCATATACAACCTGCCATATATACTCACTAAAGATAAAAAGGAGAAGGATTGCAGATTTAATTTTGCAAAGGATATGTTTATATTATCCTTTTGCTTAATGGGTATGAACTCGGCAGATTTGTTTCTTTGTGACACTATAAGCGAAAGCAAGGGAACGCTTACAATCACATACAACAGGGCAAAAACTGCAACAAGAAGGACTGATAAAGCAAAAATAAGCGTTAACATTCATCCCTTCATATTGCCCATATACGAAAAGTATAAGGACGTATCCGAAGAAAGAGTTTTTAGGTTATATAAAAAGTATTCCACTTATGGCAGACTCAATGTTGCCATAAATGTAGGTTTGAAACAGATAGGGAAAGTTCTTGGCATTGAAGATTTGGAATTTTACGCAGCCCGGCATTCTTTCGCTTCCATCGCACGAAACGATTTAAAAGTGGACAAAGGTACAGTAGGAGAAGCACTAAATCATGTAGATAAAGAGAACAGAATGACAGATCTATACATAAAAAAAGATTTTTCCGTAATTAATGATGTTAACAGTAGGGTTATTGATTATGTTTTTAACCCCGATATGATGAAAGGGTAAATGTAAGGCAGCTTATTGGACCGCCTTTTCAAGGTTCTCTCTGATTTGTTGGAGCATTCGGAAAGCCCCGGCCATCTTATAGTTGCCCAGACATTGCTTAGCCTGCATGATACAACTTTCAACAGTAAGTTTCAAATTTGGTGTGAAAGCGGATTTGTTAATTTGCATTTCTTTGGGAAGTTCATCAGCATGGTTGTTGAACCATACGATCATTTCATTCAATTCCTCTTCGGAATAAGATTCTTTTTTTTCAGCCATAATACATAAGTTAATGTTAGTTCCGGCAAAGATAACAAA